AAGAGGTAGGAGACGCGCTGTCAGCCGCTGAAACAACAGTTAGACAGATTATTGGAGATATAGACTTACCAGACTCAGACTTACCTGATATAGACTTACCTGATATAGACTTACCTGATATAGACTTACCTGATGTAGACTTACCTGATATTAGTTTACCTAACTTAGGCTTACCTAGTGTTGGTCTGCCACAAGTAGTTATGCCTAGCAGTCCTTCAGCTACACGTACTACGGATACTTTGTTTGGAGATATGTTAAAGCTTGAGACAAAAATAACACCTTTTCAACAAGCACTAATACAGTCACAACAACAACAACAACAAATGGCTTCTTTACCAGCTACACAGCAACTTGTTAACTATAACAGACTAGGGCAGTTTTTACAGCCAACACAGCCAGCAGAAGGTTTAATAACAGGAAGAAGGTTTTAATACATGACATATTTACAGATAGTAAACAGCGTGCTACGTAGGCTCCGAGAGGATGAGGTAAGCACTGTAGCTCAGAACAGCTACTCTAAGCTTATAGGGGAGCTTGTTAATGATGCTAAAAGAACTGTAGAAGACTCTTATGATTGGACTGCGTTACGTACTGAATTACAGTTGTCTCTTGTTGCTGATACCAATACATATTCTTTGACAGGCTCAGGTACTAGCTTGAAGGTTTTTAACGTCATAGATGAAACTTCCAAGAACTTTATACAGTACCGTGGTTCTACGTACATGGACAACGCTAACTTAGTAACCCCTGCTCCCACAGGCAAGCCGCAATACTATTGCTTTAAAGGTGTGGACGTTAACGGAGACGACACTGTTGAGATTTACCCCACCCCAGACAAAGCGTACACGGTGACGTTTAACTCTGCTGTACGTACTGATGAATTTACTAACGATACTGACAGACTAACAGTACCTTTTATACCCGTAACACACTTAGCTACAGCACTTGGAGCTAGAGAGCGTGGAGAAACGGGTGGTACATCCGCCGCAGAGTTGTTTGCTTTAGCCGGTAATTCATTGTCGGACGCCATTGCTTATGACTCAGCCAAACACCCCGAAGAAACTATCTGGTATTCATAATGGCTCAACAATTACAGAACATTACAGTAGCAGCGCCAGGATTCTTTGGCCTTAACACGCAGGACTCACCTATTGGTGGTAATCCTTCGTTTGCGTCTATCGCAGACAACTGTGTTATTGACAAGTTGGGTCGTATTGGTGCAAGACAAGGTTATGAGGAAGTCAGTACCAACGGTTCCTCCGTACTAGGCACTAGCCGTGGTATTGAAACAGTGTACGAATTCATTGATTCTTCCGGCGATAAATATATAGTGTCAGCAGGTAATAACAAACTATTTACAGGGACTACAACACTAGTGGATGCCACACCCACGGGTTATACTCCTACAGCTAACAACTGGAAAGCTGTTACTCTAAACAACCATGCGTACTTGTTCCAACGAGACCATGAGTACGTGCTTGGTACAGACGAGGGTGGTTCTTTTGTATTGGAAGAACACTCAGCACACAGCCAAGCAACAGGTACACCACCAGAGGCTAATGAAGTTTTAGCAGCTTACGGGAGACTTTGGGCAGCGGATGTTACTGGCAATAAGCACACAGTATACTTTTCTGATTTGTTAAATGGACATCACTGGACAGGTGGTACTTCAGGTTCGTTAGACGTTACTACTGTATGGCCTACAGGCTTTGATGAGATAACAGCCTTAGCAGCTCACAATGGCTTTCTAATCATCTTTGGCAAGAAGTCTATACTAGTGTACTCCGGTGCTACTTCTCCGGCTTCTATGACCCTTACAGACACCATAGAAGGCGTTGGTTGTATAGCTCGTGACTCAGTACAGCACACAGGCACTGACATTATCTTTTTGTCTGACACGGGTGTACGTAGTTTTGGCAGGACTATCCAAGAGAAGTCTATGCCTGTGCGTGACATCAGTAAGAATGTACGTACTGATTTAATGTCATTAGTCTCTTTAGAAACTAAACCTATTAAGTCTGTGTACAGTTCTGATAATGCTTTTTATGCGGTGACACTACCTGACAGTAATACTGTATATTGTTTTGACATGAGAACACCCTTAGAGGACGGCTCTCAACGCGCTACTACTTGGTCAGGTCTAAACCCTCTGTCGTTTGCTGTTCTTGAGGGTGGTAGTATTTACATAGGCAAGGACAGTGGTATTGTTGAGTACAGTGGTTTTTTAGACGGAACTGAAAAGTACGAGATGCGGTACTTTAGTAATCCTTTGGACTTTGGCAATGCGGCTAACCTAAAGTTCTTGAAGAAATTTAACTTAACTATTATCGGCGGTCAAAGCACACCCACAACTCTTAACTGGGGGTATGACTATACGCAAAGTTACACTAAGCAAGCATTTATTTTTGGTACAGGAACTCTAGCCGAGTACGGCATTGCTGAGTACAACACTACTGGTGAATACACTTCATCTATTCTTATCAACACTCCGAAGGTAAACACCAGTGGTAGCGGTGAGGTAGTGACGATTGGCCTTGAAGCTGAGATTAATGATGCTCAGTTCTCTATTCAAAAAATTGATATACACGCTCTATTAGGGAGACTGATATAATGAGTAACGGATTAATGGGATTTTTAGGCGGCACAGGTCAGGACTTGTTAGAGACTGGTGCTAGATATTATCTAGGCGGTGAGAACATTGACCAAGCACAGCAACTAGGTAGAGAGTCACAAGCTGCTACTACTCAGTTAGCTGAACAAGTAGGCACTGCTGCTCAGTTTAAACCCTACACAGTAACAGGTTCTTTAGCTGACGTAGCAGCAACCCCTGAAGGTGGTTTAACAGTTGGTTTGTCTCCTGAGCAACAGGCTCTACAGACGCAGCTAATGGGTCAGGCAGCCGGTTTGTTCGGTCAGGTGGGGCAAGACCCCGCAGCACAACAAGCGGCTATCTTCGAGCAGATTAGGGCTACACAGCGTCCTGAAGAGGAGCGTCAGCGTTTAGCTTTGGAAGAGCGTATGCTTTCTCAGGGTCGCTTAGGTCTCTCCTCCTCTGCTTACGGTGGTTCTTCACCTGAGTTATTGGCACAGGAGACTGCACGACAGGAAGCCATGTCACGTGCTAGTTTAGGTGCTAGACAGCAAGCATTAGCTGAACAGCAGCAGTCTCTGGCAGGGGCACAGGGTTTGTTAGGTGCGGGTTATATGCCACAAGAACAGGCTCTTGGACTCTTTGGTGCCGCACTCACACCTGCTTCACTAGCCGCTAGAGGACAGCAAACAGGCGCCCAGTACGGTGCTGAACTAGGCTTAGGCGGTATTGAAGCTCGTTTGCAAGCTGAAGACCTTGCTAATCAGCTAAGACTACAACAGCAGTCAGCTTTACTTGGTGGTCTATTTGGTAGAGAAGCTACGTTACAAGAACAAGTAGCTGCCGCTGCGTTAGGACAGCCCAATTTAGCTTCAGGAGATACTGGCTTATTGTCGCAAGGTCTTAACTGGTTGTCAGGACGGCTTGGCGGTGGTCTGTCAACTAATCAAAATTACACACCTACTAATACAGTTCAAGACGTTCAAGATGTTCTTGATTTAAGTAATTATAACGTATTAGACGACGCTAACTACTCGTAAATAGGAGAACAAACACAATGGCTCAAGATTTAATGAGAATGCTCACAGAGATTACTCCAACACAACAACCTGTTGCAGGTACTGCCGGTTTCCGTGGTATGTTTGGACAACAGCAAGCACAAGGTGTTGCCAGTGGTTTAGGCAAGATTGCACGTGGGGGTGCCCCTTCGTCTCAAGCACGTATGGGTCAAGCGTTAGCTGGTCTGGACTTAAATAAACCGGAAGACCTAGCTAAACTAGCTAAGATACAACAGGGTACTGGTGACCTCGCTGGTGCTGCTCAGACGGCTGCTAAGATGCAGAAGCTGGTTCAAGAAGGGGCTGAAAAAGACGCTCTTATTAAAAAAAGAAATGCTTTAATAGAATCTGCTAAAGCTATGAATCTTACTGCCACAGTAGAATCCTTACAAAGCGGCGGTAGTTTAGAGGAAGCTCAAAAGACTGTATATAAAGAGCAGGAACGAGGCATGATAAACAAAGGAGGTCGTCGCGGTAAGGTAGCCGTAGCTAACTCTAAAAACGCTGACCCTGAGTTTATTAAACGTGTAAACGCTGGTGATTTTGATGAAATGTCCGACACTTTGTTTATTGAGCAATTAGAAGGCAAAAAAGCAACTGTTAAAGCCTTTACTAACGCTCAGGGAGAAGTACAGAGCCGTCGTGTAGATGAGTCAGCTAATGTTTGGAATCCTGAGACAAATAAGTGGGAGTCTCCTATGAACTTAGGCTTAAAACCCGCTCCTGTTGTTACTAAACAGATTAGTGCGGCTGATGGTATTACTTCTAAGCTGACAGGTAAAATGACTGATAACTTCTTGGAGTTAAATACTCAAGCACAGATAGCCGAAAAAATACTAAGAATTAACCAAGATAGTATGGAAGTTCTTGACGAAGGTATTGTTAGTGGTTTCACCGCACCTATCCAGTTGGAAGTAATGCGTATAGGTAAGGCAATGGGTATGCTGCCTAAAGATATGGAAGATAAAGTTGCGGCGACTGAGTTGTTTATGATTAGTCGTGCTAAACAGGTACTTCCTCTTATTAAAGCCCTTGGTTCCGGTACAGCAATCTCGGATAAGGATAGGGAGTTTATTGAGAAAGTCGTGGCCGGTAATATTACTCTTGATGAGAGAACCATTAGAGAAGTTATTCGCATTGAAAGCCAAGTTGCTATGGACGCTATCAACGCTAACAACAGTGCGTTGGACACTCTTAATAGAGTTGAAGGTACTGAATTAGACAATTCTGTTTATCAGAGTCTTTACATACAGCCTCCTGAGATGACTACTACACAGCAAGGCTACAGTTCAGGCGCTCAGAGCTACTTAAACCGTATTAAATAATAGGACGGGAATAATGGAACCAACTTTAGAAGAACTGAACGCCGCTATCCTTCTTGCTGACAGCGAAGGAGACACGGCTAGTGTAGAAGAGCTTGTAAGGGCTGCTCAAGCACTAGAGGCAAAACAAGGCTATCAGCCTACTGACTATGATATGGGTCAAGCTGTAATAGAAGGGGCCGGTAACGTTGTCGAAGGTATTAAACAATTCCCACAAAAAGTGTTAGAGCAAACAGCAAAAACTTCTGCTTTAGGAGGAAGCTCAGGACAGCTTTTACCGCAGATAGCTGGTGCTGCTGTCGATGCTTATATTTTAAATCCTATTTCAGAAGCGCTTAAAGTAGCTGGAAAAGGTATATTGGAGTTGACGCCCGATAGCAAAGAAAAACAAATAGCAGACACTGTTACTAACACTCTTACTCCTTTGTTAGATACACCTTTAGCTGAAGTAGGCATAGAGGCTGCAAACGCAGGTATACGTGGTTGGACAGCCTTTGCACAGAATAATCCTGTCCAAGCAGATACCCTTAAAGGTGTATTTCAGATAGCTGAGGTGTATAAGCCACCTATGCTACGTAATCCTGTACCTTATGCCCCCAGTGCTTTACGTAAGAAAGGAGTAGAGCTTCAAAAAAGCGCAAGGGCCGAAACACTACAAGGAAAAAAAGATGACCTTGAAGAAGTCATAACGCCCCTCCAAACCGCTAAAAGCAAAAAAGAACGTCAAGAACAAATGTATACTGACGAAAAAGGAACAACACGTTACAGACGCACCTCGCAGGACGAAGACGCTATAAACACTTTGCTGAAAACAAAAGTGTCTTCTAAAAACAGTAATCAAAAAAATCAAGATATTGTAACTGAAGAGATTGCAAAAAGGGGTTCTCGTTTAGAAGCTGAACTAAAAGAATACGATTGGGTCAAGCTAGACAGGCAGGAAGTAAGGAAAGACATGAGAAAAATTGTTAATGACATGTTAGACCCTACTACAGGCAACCCTGCATTAGCGGGAGAAACACAGGCTAAGACGGCTAAAATGTTGTTTACTTGGGTAGATGGTCAATTAGGCAGCGGCGACATTACCCCTGCGCGTCTACACGCTCTACGGAAAGAATTTGACTCCTATATTAGAAAAACAAAAAGCCGCTCTGCTTTAGAAGGAAATGAGACTGCGTTTGCTGTTTCTCAGAAGGCAGTGAGAGACTACCTTAATTCAAAAATAATTGACTCTACCCCCTTATTGGAGGTACAAGAACAACTTAAAGACCTTCATCAGCTATATCGAACTAAAGATGTACTTAAGGAGAAGGCCGCAGAAGACGCTAATACGGCAATGGGCCGCGCCTTGCAAAACATCCAAAGAGTAACAGACACTACGCTACCTAAATCTCCTTTGGGTAAAATTGTAACAGTGGGCGCTGTTGGTTCTTTTGCATTCAGTGAAGCGCTTCAGAGTATCCTGCCTTTTGCAACCACAGCTACAGTACTTGGCGGGCTTGGCTATGCTGTGTATCGTGGAAGTGTCAGTCCACAACTTAGAAAGCACATCGGCAAAACGCTAGTAACAATGGATAAAATCTCTAAAAACACAAAGTCAAAAGAAATGCGAGAAGCTTTGGCTTTAGATAGAGCCGCTTTAGTTGAAGTAATGAAATTACCTACAGCAGACGTAGAAGATTTAACAAAAGAAGAGCAGGAATTTGAGTATCCTGAAATACCTTTAAGATGAGTAATAAAAAAGGGGCCGCAATGGCCCCTTAGTTTACTACACTTTTACCTACCAATAAACACCACTTTACTACACTTTCTACACCTTTGGTTTAACTTTGTGTCTGTTTGGGTAGTATAACACCGTATATTAGAACTCTATTAAACTATTTCACACGCCCCACCAGTACACGCTAA